GTTCTTGTGCCAAATGGTCAGGTGAACCATTAGATGTTTCAGTATATTGAGCTGACTGCAGCTCAAGTTGAGTCTCGATAAGAGTGTAGGAAGTACTCAATAAATCTTCCTGCACACTGTGTGTGTTTTGGTTTAAAAAAGCAAGTGCAAAACCTTAACATATCCTTACACTCATAGGACATGCGGGGGGGAGTCTATTGTCTCTCAGCGGAACATTATTAAAAAATAACTTTGGGGAACGCCCAAGCGGAGATCGCGGTAATCCTCTAGTAAATATTTTTGTAGACTATATTTATTCACTAAGTAACTATTACCTTACGGACATATTTTGGTTTTAAGGACATTATGTCAGATGCCCAGGATGCCTCTAACAGTGAGGACATCTTCCAGTAGGCCATACATCAATTGAATTATCAATGTATTCCTGCTTAAAATCATCATAAGTTGGGAATGATGTGAAAAAACATTCAAGTTTATTTTCTTCTATCACTTCCAAAAACATGATTCTGTGTTCTTCAAATACTTCTCTACCATGAAAGAAATACTCACGCAAGGCATTTTGCAAAATGTCCACACCATGTTGTTCTGGACACACCACTTTTGATGGTATATACTTGGTCAACATTTTTGATATGGATTTTTCATTTAATGCTGCCATGTGACTTCCAATTTCCTCATCATAACGCCATGCCCGTTGGAGGAACACGATGTCATTCATATTTAGGAAAGGTACAGAGTTACTCTCCTTATCTGCCATAGTGTATTTAACACCAATTTTACCCAGTTCCCTCTGGATAACAGTGTGGTCATAAGTAGTAATTTCAGCACTGACGTTTAATACATCATCATCACCATAGGTGATGAGAGCAACGTAAGTTTTAAAATCGCCAAGAATGAGACCCACTGTCAACCACACGTACCGCATATACAGGGAGTGAGCAATGCAGTTAATGATGACAGTCAGAGGATGTCCTGAAGGATTGGATCCCCAAAACTCGACCAAATCTCCATTGAAATCACACAAGGGAAAAGCTACATCTTCAGCTAAACCTAGGATAACCATAATATCTGCATCTGGCCATCCAGCATGCTTCAAAATTTTGATGATAAATTGAAAAGCTGCTAAAATCCAGACTCCTGACATACGTTTATCATATTTGGAGAAATCACCAGCAATGTTTCGATTAATACCAAACTGTGTGAGATAATGGTACAATTCATCCCATTCGTAAGATGTAGTATTTGTACCAGGTGCAGCTTCAAAAATGAATTTATTATTCT